TTCCCATCCCTTTGGAAGATAAGCTGCTGGACCAGAATTTATATAAAATTTTAATTCTTTAATTTTAATATCATCATTGTCATTTACTACTCTCTTCTTAAAACTAAATGAAAACAATACTTTATTATTAATATGGTTATACAATGGACTATCGGCATTTCCCCGAATTTTAAATTTTAGACTTGGTGTTCCCGATGTTCCACCACCACTTTCAACGTTCATCTTATCATTACTACTATCAAATACTTCTTGAAGATATTCAGGATTCATCTCTTTAGTCTTAGCTTTATCTACATCAACTACTTGTGCAAGATCTGTTCCAAAAGTTGCAGACCTGAATATATCAAATGCTCTCCTTTTGAAATCTAATCGTGTTGATGCCTTTTTAACTTCTTCCATAGTTTCATTATAAAACATTCGAATTGCTTTAACTTTAGCCCTTTTCTGGGCATTTGATCTTGCAGTCCTGAGTACCTCACCAAGAAATCTCTCATATTTAGCTTGTCTTGGTAATGTAACATTAAATCTATTAAGAACGTCTATACATCCATAGAATGGACTTAAATTAGCAACAGTATTACTACCAGATTTTATTGAAAAAACCATTTCTTGTTTTAATACTGTATCACCCTTCTTACCATTTGAATTTGCATCCCTCATTACAGCTTCAACCATAACATCACCTTTTACATTTCCACCACTTTGTTCTCCAGCTATACCATCACAAGTAATATCCACTATAACGTCATCTACTTTATTATTCTTCAACCATGTATCTTTTGCTTTGCTAATCATCCTCATATAGTTAGGACCATTAATAATATTAACTATCTGACCTATCTTAGAATCTAAGTTTCCTATCTCACCACTTTTCTCATACTGAATAGACCATTCTTCACCATATGCCCACTGAGTTGAACCATGTTTCAATCTCATGTTCAAATTAACGGTTAAATGATCAGCTTTATAACCTTTTAACTGTTGTGGTCCAGCATAAGTTACATAATTAAATGTTCCAGTCTGAAACATCTTAGTATCTATCTTAGCTCTGGTTGAATTAATAAAACTTTTAGTAGCTTTGCCGTTGGCAAACATCTCAGCAATTCCTATGGAGAAAATACCCTCCATAACATCGCCTTCATTTAAACCAGCCATGAAAAATCTTAATACCTGAGTATTAAGTATTTAGTTCTTCTTCATAAAATATTGATTAACTACTTCAATTTGATCGTGGTAACGAGCAATCTTATCTAACTCTACCTGAATAGCTTCAGTTATATCTGAATGTTCTCCAATACCCATTGGATGTTCTAGATAAACTTCAACGTTTGCTCTGTGTTTTTGTATCTCACCATTAGCATGTGCAAGAACTGCTTTTAATAATTGATCTCTCATGTGAATCATAAGTCGTTTGGTTTACGGTTCTCTGAATAATATATATCAAACTCACCACCAGGATATCTCTTTTTCAACTTTTCAACATTACGTGCCACTACATCATCAAACGATACGTCCAAAGCCATACAAGCTTGTGCCACATACCAGAGAACGTCACCCAACTCAATAATAAGATGCTCTCGGTTATCGGCATTCCAAGGTTTTCCCTGAAATACCATCTTCTTAACGATTTCCATAAACTCACCACCTTCAGCACTAATCCCAACAGCAGCAGTGGTAAGACGATTAATATTGGAACCTTCTCCATTAAGAAGATTAAGACTCTCAATAAAAGATTGATAATCTTTACTGGGATCGGATGTGACACCATCCACGAAATCAAGGTACTTATCCAGGTCAACTTTTTTTGTCATCATTTCTCCTTTTTGGTGGTGCAAAATTACTATTAGGAACAAACACACTAGGAACATTAATGCCCTTAACTGTTTGTGATGATTTCTCCAACTGTTCTATTGCTGCCAATAGTTCAGGTGTCTCTTCCCACTCCCAAATCTGAGTATGAGTATCCTTTTTCTTTTTGATTGTATGAGTTTTAAGTGTCATAATAATTTTACCTTATCATAAAGTTCAACTACTTCTTTACTAGGATCTGGAATATGAGATAAAATATCTCTCAATGCAACTACTTGTTCAGCAGTCAAACAAAGTCCTCTATTTGTTGTACTTGGTTCTATGTTTGGTCTGTAATGGCTACCAACAGCTGGATACGGATCAGTCATTTTTAAAATTTAAACTCTGCAAACTTTTTCGTTAATTTACTCTCCTCATTATTATACTCCTCTTCTTGGCCACTGTCAACTATATCTTCCTGAGCAGCCTGTTCACAGTCATATAACCTCATCTTAGCACGATCAACACCTATAACAAAACGTTTGTTATATGTAGGATCATTATACCTGTTCTTTAATTGTTTTACTAATATTTGATTCAGTCCCTCAAGCTCTTCAGTACTAATAAGAGCAAACATAAGGTCAGCAGTGGCTGGAAGGCCAAATGACTCAGAAGTGTCGGTGAGATCAACGTCACTACTAGCAAACCCAGAACGAGTAGTCTGAGTGGCGCTGACAATGGGGACATTAGTTTCGACAGCCAAACCTCGCAGTTCTTCAGCAATCGCTTTAATGTAGGAATAGGAGTTGACATTGGCATTTCCACGGTATCTTGATGAACCACATATATTCAAATAATCTATGAATATAATATCTGGTCTGAATGATTTCTTTAAAGCAAGTTCACTTATTAATGCTTTAAAATGTCCAGAATGTGCAGCTGCTGTTGGATACTCTTTAATGATAAGTTTACCTTGTGTCTTTTTAGACAGACTAGTTACTTTAGAATCAAAGATGGGTTTAGGCAACTCACTTATTTCTTGGATGTTAATATTTAAAAGATTAGCATCAATACGTTCAGCAATCTTTTCTTCTGCCATCTCAAGAGTAATGTATAAAACATTCTTACCTTCTAGAAGCGAAGAAGCAGCAACATGACACATAAAGAGAGATTTACCAACACCAGTACCCGCAAGTGCAATATTAAGGGTTTTATTTGGGAGACCTCCTTTTGTAATTTTGTTAAAGTATTCAAGGTCGAATTGAATTCGACTTTCTTTTTGGTTATAGAGTTCGAAGCGTTCTTCATAATCTTCGAAGTAATCATGTCCTATGTTACGATTAAAAGATACAGCTAAGGCCTTAGATAAAATATCTGGAATAGCATCTCTTGTTCTTTTCTTATCCTCATCGTTAGCAATCTGTATAGAGTCCATAAGAGCCAAATATATTGCTCTGTCACGACACCACTTTTCTGTAGAATTATTTAACCAATCAAAATCTGAATCAATATTCTCAAGTCCATTAATAGTCTTGTTAATATTAATTACTTCTTGTTCTGTAACATCATTACGTTCTTCTATTTCAATGGAAAGAATCTCTTGAGTTATTAAACTATTATATTCAGCCGCATATTTGGCAATATGTTCAAATATAATCTTCTCTTCTCTATTATTAAAATACTCTGGCTGAATGAAAGGAAGAACCTTTCTTAGATAATCTTCATTGTATATTAGATTCCGTAGAATAATATTCTCAGTTCTATCCATTGTTTACACATAATGAAAATAAGTAGTAAGAATGTATTTCTTACCTTTTGTCACAGGAAGTCCTGCATGGGGATAAGTCCACAGTGGAGGAAAAACCAAAACACGACCAGTCTTTGGTTCAATTATTCTATCATGCATGTCAAATTCTGTCTGACCACCTTCAAAATCGTCATTCAAATATACCTGAAAAGCAATCCATCTCTTAGCAGATTCATGACCAGCAACATCTACATGTTTATCAAATGCATCACCAACATCATATATCTTAATTCTAAGTGATTCAAAAGCATACTTTTCAGGTAATAAATCAATGTCACTATAACCAAGTTCTGAGAGATAATCCATTCCCAAAACTTTAAACTTCTCATAAAGACCAGCATACTCTGGAAGATCACCAATATTTCTTTGATAGAAATTTGGTTTTCTATTCCTATCTATTCTTTCATTATTCTCATCACCAGCTTTAATTAAATCTTGACAAGTATTCTCTGAAAGAAAATCATCATAGGTTTTAATAAATTCATTCTCCATAACCAAACTCCTTTTGTGCAGTTTCATCAAGAGCCTGCATTATCTCGTCAGTAAAATACTCTGTGGGATTTCGTAAGATCTCCTTGGCGTATATCTTTTTGCCATTGATTTCGTATCTTCCAGCTTTATTTTGCCAGAGTCCCCCAATCTCACCCAGTTCCAATAAACCATAGTAACGGTCAAGACCACGATCATCATAATAGAGACGTATTTCAACGGTCTTATTCTCCTTACTTAAACGTGATTTATGCGTCGTTGCTTTGATAATGTTTCCGACGACTTCCTTGCCATCCTTTTCTTTTTTCTTTCCAAGATAAATGATTGTACTTGCTGCGTACTTGAGGCCAGAACCTCCTCCCATTTCTTTCGTAGGGATATAAGAACCAATGACATCGTAGGTGTGATTTGTGACTATAAGTGGAATTTTTGCTTGACCAAGTTTTAATGTAAGCATTCTGAATGCACCTTTTACAAGTTGGGATTTGGTCATATCCCTAACTTGTTTATCATCAAGTGCATCTCTAATCTCTTTCTCAGTAGAAAGCATTCCCAAAGAGTCTAACACAAACATGCAAGGTTTGCGATCTTCTATGGGAGTCTTAAGATATATATCTACGGCCTTAAGTGCCTTCTGTCTAAACTCCTCAATAGTAACAACATCGATCTTAACAAACCTTTTTAAATCAATGCCACGAGACTCAAGTAATCCTTTATTAATTGCGGCTTCAGTATCAAAATAGAGACAGTAACCACCAGGATTATTGTCAAGGAAGTTTTTAACCACAGCGAGCGAGAAAAAAGTTTTCCCAGTACTAGACTCACCAGCAATGGCAGTAATCTTATTAGCAGATACGCCGCCATAAACGGAACCGCTAACCATTGCATTAAAGATGTATGAACCTGTGTCGATGAATCGTTCTGATCCGTCGATGTCTGCTGCGAGTTGGGTGTAGTCATCTCCTATTTCTTTTACTATCTCTTTTAAAAAATCCATAATTACTTTCTTTCCTCTATAGTTTCAGAACTCAAACCAAAATAAAGACCAACGACAGGTATAGCAAAAATAGCTACTCTTGCAAAACCTGTCACGGCTAAAACAATAAGTAAAGTTTTACCTTTCATATTATAACTTGACTTTTATAGAGTCACTAAGTTCAATCTGTACTGGTTTATTAAGAAGATCTTTAATACTCATATATGCATATGCAGTAAAAACTTGCGGTACTATAAAAGCCACCATTGCAGCTGTCCAAAAAACATAGTATTTGGTTTCTTTAATCTGAGTACTCATTTTCTTCTTTTCTGTGGTTTTTCTGGATAATATTGGAAACCAGATGTTTTCTCTTCCAACTCTTTCATTTGAAAAGTAATCATCTTATCCCAGGGAGTATGTTGATCCATAAGAACAGCAACCTTATCGCCACTAATTCTTTGAACACAACCTTCATACCCATTATAGATGGAAGTATGATTTTTGACAACCACTGTCGATCCTGGTAATATCATATTCCTAATAATTTACGTTGTCGATTAAAATAATTGTGTAATATCCAAGAACTACTATTTAACTTATCAGTTCCACCTACACCATACTCAAATTGAACTCTATGGTTTTCACCATAGCCCATAACTTCTGGAGTATTTTCTTTGCCTCTATCTCCACCATTACAAAAAACAACCTTATCAGCAATCTCTAAACATTTTGCAATAGCACCTTTTGCAGAATCATCATTATCATCCCAAGAGATAACAGCATCTACCATATCTAAATGTCGAAGAATATCTGCTCTCTCAGTCCAAGATTGAAAGTACTGTCCTTTCTTTCTTGTTAACCAAGGATCACCATTTAATCCAACTACAAGATAATCTGAATAATCCTTAGCACGTTCAAAATAACGAAGATGTCCTGAATGAATGGGATCAAACCCACCAGTGACAAGACTAACTTTTTCAAAAATCATTTTGTAGCCTTCTCATCTAATTGTTTTTGCCAATGTTCTATTAATAATTGAAGTTCTATAATACGATCATTAGCACTCTTTATTTTTTCTTCTAGATAATTCATTTATATAACCATGTTATGTTGTTCTCGAAGAATTTTTTTATAAGGACCACCAGGATTAGCCTCTCTTACTTCATGGACTAATTTTAATC